ATACATAGCTTGTGCTCTTGCTTGCTTAGCATTAGTCATCAAGAGTTCTGTCTTAGGTGATGCGAGTTCCTTCACTCGATCCATGTCTGCATTGTTAAGGATCTCGGACAGTTTACTATTACTGATTGCGCCTGCTTGAATTGCAGCCCATCCTTCATCACTGATGATGATCTTCTGCTTCTGTGCACCAAGCCTACGACGTGCTTCTGTTAAGGCTTGATACTCAAGCTTCTTGATTTCTTTCTTCTCCATGCCAGGATTGGCATCCCTCTTGGCCTGGACCTTGGCGTTTGCTAGAAGCTGGGCCCTTCTTTCGAGGGGGGCGTTCTTCAAAGCGATGTTCAAGTCAGCATTTAACTTTGCTACTTCTTTGGCATACTGCTTCTTTGCAGAGGGCGACGCTACAAGAGGGGGGGTATTAATGGCCTCTAATCTCGCAGTGTTAGCCAGTGCTTTCAGACGATTCGAATGATCAGCATAGATCTTCTCCATAGTTGTACCAGAAGACATCTCATGTGCATCGTCTAATTCAGCTAATCGATTGACCTTTTGCGTAATGATGACAGTCTTACCTGTCTTACGATCAACATAACTGTTGCCTGTCTCAATAGGAATCTTCTTGCCTGTAGCCTTATCAACCCTAAAGGTTGGCTTACGTTCAGGCACAACAATCTCTTGAGACTTCTTCCTAGACAGCAGTGTAGCAGCGCCACCATTCTCGCCCTGATACTTCTTCTTAAGTTGCTGAATGCCGTTGTCTTTAGCAGACTGTCTATAGTTTAGCTTATGCTTCTCAGCATCAATGACAACCATAGAGTGACGAACAGCACGCACAATCTCGCTGGGAGGCGCCTTCTTAATAGTCATGTCTGTAATGAGATTAGAGATCTTACCCATCTCGATCTGAGTTGTTCTAGGCTTCATTACATTCATGCCCTCAAAGCCAGGATACTGCGCTTGAGGATCAAACTTCTCAAGACCCTTTAGAGCAGGCGTTGACAAGATGCGTCCTTGTCCGTTAGGGATGACAAGAACTGTGTCTCCGTCAAAGTCTGCGCCAGACATACGCTTTGCTACATTACTGTTGATGCCAACTGCCGCTTTAGCCTGACCCAAAAGCGCTTTGGCCTCAGGGTTCCTGTTATTCACGGTCAATTCAGGAATCTCAAAAGTTCCACCATGAGGATAGCGAATCAGAGCAACGCGTTCTCCAGACTTGAAGTTAGGTGCATAGATCTCGGTGTCTTTAAGCGACCTGATTGGGACAATGACTTGTGTCTGCTGTCTAGGCATGTGAGCAGCCTTAAGATGTACAGCGGACGTATCTGTTGAATCCGCAAACTCTTCTAACAACTTCCTCTTAACAGTAGGGTTAGTTAATGTGAGAATTCGTTGAAGTTGAGTATTCTTCTGTTCGTAAGTCAGATCAAGCTGCGTCTTTGCCAAGGCAGGCTTCTGCTTAGACAGCATCTGAGAAGAAAGAGACTTGTTCCACTTCTCCCAGTCTGCTTCCTCATTAACAAGATTCATCGCCGAAGTAACATGAGGCTTTCCGTCTGAACCAATAGCCTTGATTTGATCGACGACAGAACCAAACGGATTGTCTTTGTCAATGGTTTTGTCAGTTTCAGAAACCGTCTTCATAGGCTTCATTGCATCTAGCTTGTTACCCGTATTCAACTTAGGCGTATTGAACTGCAAGTCAACTCCGTCAGGAAGGTCGTCTTTGTAAACAGCCATACCTTTAAGGTAGTGATCGCCTTCTACAGCAATTCGAACTTGTGCGTAGTGCTTACGACCAAGCGAAAGGTCGGAAACACCAGGACGCACGTAGATCAAACCATCCGCTTCTGCGCCACCCTCATCTCCATATTTTACGGCAATTCGATTAAGGTTTACCGCAATAGGAGGCAAAAGACCAAGCCAATTCAGACCGTGGTCTTCAGACGTTTCGTTGATCATTCGGATCTTGTCGAGATTCAGCTTAACATCGAGATACGTTGTGTCTGGCTTGCAGAGGACCTTGATGAGTGTCTTCTGATTTCCACCAACACCAAGCTGAGGCGTCTGGACCTTATGCTCGACATAACCCTGTTCTTTTAGAAGTGTTACTGCAGTACGAAGCTTATCCTTGGTAATGCCTAGGCGATTCTCAACGCCTTTACCAATGTCGATGTAGTCGTGCTCATCAACTTGGCCCTTAAGCATGTTTGTGATTGACTGAATCTTGGCAGCTTTGTCGGCCTGGCCTTCTGCTAGAAGGGAGCGAACTGAAGATTCGTTCTTACCCATAGCCTTACCGATTTCGATATTTGACATTCCTCGGCTATCCTTCATGCGCCAAGCTGTCGCGATCTCTTCGGCCTTCATCTGATTGCGAGCAATAGACTTGAAATCCTGCAACTGGTTGCGAGTGATCTCCATGCCCTTAGCAATCTCAGTATCAGTCAAACCCTGACGACGAAGCTGAGTAACGTAGTCAAGGAATTCCTTATTGCGCTGAGCCTCAGGAATCTCCTCTCCAGAACCCCAAGGGTAACGACCAGACTTGCGGAGGATGCCAAAATGCTCGAGATAGCTTTCTTGAAGAATCATGACAGTGCCTCCATCCTAAGAGCAGTGATACGCTTGTCGAAGATCTTGATCTTTTCCATGATGTGAACAATAATGTCGGGGTCGCCATCATAGACCCGGATTTCGTTGTTTTGATAGATACGCAATTCAGTCGAAATCTCGAAAGGCTTGAAACCGTACTCTAGACAGAACAGAGCAGCGTAGACTTCGAGTTGGCGCTCATTAGTCTCGTTAGCGCCCGTCTTGAGATCGGAGATACGCAGAACATTACGCCTAAACGAAATAGCGTCAGCTGTGCCAAAGCAATTGTCTGAGTAGAACAGAATTTGTTCTGGAGTCATGCGATAACCAATTGCGTCATTTACGTACATGTTGAGCGTCGAAGTGTTACGAGGAAGTTTGATTCCTAAACGAATAGCCTCATGTGCAAAGGCATGAAGTTCTGTACCTCGCTGTGCAGCAAGATTATTCAGATACACTCGATCAAGTTTCTCATCATCGTAATTGGTCCAGGAATTTTTGCTTGCGCTTAGAAAGGCGTGCCTACCTACGAGTTCCGAATGTCGAGCGAAGATCATGAAGGACTTCCTTTTCGTTTTCAGGATAGACGAAAGCCGCGTAAGACAACTCGTTTCCAAGATCAACATAGTACTGCTGATTAGGTCGAGTGTCAGAATCTTCAGAAGCCTTAACTTCTAGAAGAGCCCATCTATCATTATGGAGGATGAGGAGATCAGGAATACCTTGCAGATACTTTGGATCATTCTTTAAGATCAGACAATCCGGAAACATCCGACGAAGCTTCTTGATCAACTTCGCTTGGTATTCGCTCTCTAACATCGTACCTCCCGCATAAAAACATAAGAAAAATTCAAGCTAATTCTACCCCTTCTATTATATGCCGCGTTTGCGACGCGAGTTGGTATATAGTATTACAATTCACACAATCATCTGAAATTCGAGATTGTTTGGGAAGATTGTTCTCTTATTGAGCATTCCCAAGAAGATGTCCATTTCGCGTAGTCCATACTTCAATGCTGGTTCTCTTGGAGAACGAAATACTTCTTGTGTGTTAACCAATAGAACCTGATTCTTTATTGGCCAGTCTGGAAATCTTGGTGTAAGAATTTCCTTATGATACTTGATAGCGAACCAACGAGGACGCCATACAAGATTGTCGGCTCTACAATTTAGACGGTCGCCGTTTAAATGGGTGGGGGTATCAAAACGTTCTGGCCATTCGTTCGGAACCCAAGCTTCTGCAACCAGTACCGGGATTGATCGACGATACTGCCGTCCTTCTCTGTACATACCAACTGTCGGAATTCCGTTTTGTAATAGCGATACAGACAACTTCCTTTCGTGTCGCTCATTGTAGACCTCCCCAAAAGTACTCACCAGATACCCTGGAAAGTCGTCAATCTCAATCCAATCTTCCTCCACCAAAAACTCCTTCCAAAACTCTGATTC